CCAACACTAGAGCGTTCCCGTTTTCTGCAATTGCGGTAATTAATCCAATTATATAGTCTAGTCTAGTTTCATCAGTTACCAAGTATTTTAATTCTTCGGGGTAACTGCCAAACTCTTTCCATTCTGCTGTTTGAACAATATTAACATGACAATTAGATAACACGCCTTTGTCTTGTAGTTCTTTAGCAGTTACACGACCAACAACTTCTCCTAGACTAGCACGTAAACTTTGATACTCAAAATCCTGTTTTGGAACCGTTCCTGTAAGTCCCCAACGTATAGGTGCATTGGCTAGATTATGTGTTAATAATTTTTTTAATACTTCTGCCTTTGCCTGATGTACTTCGTCTACAATGACTGTTTGAACCCCGTCTAAGAATTCAGCTAGTGATAATAGCTCGCTGTCATTTTGTGATTTTTTGTCTAAAATATTGAGACTTTGCCAGGTGCAAATAGTATGTGTTTTTCCTAGATTTTTTCTATCACCAAAATACACACCAACGTCTAATCCCACATTAATAAAATCTTCTTCAGTTTGCAATACCAAATCTTTGTTTGGAACTATCACAATTGACCGGCCATATTTTTCCACAATTTTTGCCAAAGTTGCGGTCATAATAGTTTTGCCTGCACCAGTTGCAACTTCTTGTAATGCCTGAGGATTCTTTAAAAAATTGTTAACAACATTAACCTGATCGTCTCTTAATCGAATTGGATGTCCTTCAAACCTATGACCTTTAGGCCAGCATTTTTCACCCCAAAAATCCTCAAAAATCTCAGAAAATTCCAGGTTAGGACTGGTACGGTGATCTTCAACTTCTATATGATAATTTTTATTTTCAAGTTGGACCAGTACATCTTCGAGCATCGACAAGTATGTTGTTCCGCCGAGACCAAAAAATGGAATTGAACCATCCCATCTACCTAATTTATAACTAGGACGATACCTTGCTGTGGGGTCTTCATACTTGAATTTCTTAACTAGGTATTTTCTTGTTTCTAAATCAAGGCCTTCAATCTTAATGTTTACTTCATCTTTGATGATAACTTTACACGTTGGCAAAATCTGATTCCTTCAATGTATAGTTTATCACAAAATGGTGATTTTTTAGGTAATTTGTCAAAGTATAGTGAACGCCGGAAATACCAAAATTCAAAATTGTTGAAAAATTCGTTTTTGACTCAACCAATGGTTTAGGAACCTTTCCACTGATAAACACGATTTTGATTTTTTCCGAAATTAGGTTGTTAAGTTTATTTTCTTTGATGAAAGAATTGGTATTTTTTCCAGTTTCACCTTCTAGCCTAAACAGTACGGTCATCTCTTCAGGAGAAATTCCATATTTTTGGAAAAGTGTGTAACATAGCTCTAAATGTTTTAATTCTGAACCACCAGGAATGACCACCAGGCAAGGTAACGAACATTCTAATATACTAGTAATATCAGACATTGTCAATTTTTCTCTATCTTCAGGCAAACTTGTGAGATTTGGTGAAGTTAAGAATTTTAATAGGAAAGGATTGAGTTCAATTTTTCCTAAAACATGATCAATTATTTCTGACCATACGGTAATACCATATTTTCTTGCAGTGACTAACACATCTACCACATCAAGACTAGTAGGTTGCGGTACTATCGAAGGAACATTGATAAACTTGAATCTATTTTCTTCAAAAACTACCATAGGTACATAATTTTCAATATTATTTTGTACCAAATCTATTTGATTAACTATATCTTCAAATATTTCATCGACTACAAACGAATCATCAACAATGTTGCCGTTAATCCATAAGACATGTTCTTCCCTTAAATCAAAATCCCAAGATTTAGTGTCTATATTCCAGTTAATCGTGCTACCGACGTGAGATTTATGAGATAATAATTTCTTGTATCCTTTGATATTAGCAATCATTAGTTCGTTATAAGGAAAATTAATAGAAACAATTTTTTTATTTGAACCGGTGGCTTTTTTTATAGTAATTGACTTGGCCTGGTTGATAACTCGTATTGGTAATTTGTATTGAGGTGAGTCTATAAACGGAGACACCTCTTTATTGAGTGCAATGCTCAATTGTCTTGAGTATTTCTTTACCAATTTTAGAGCTAGGTAGGATTGTTTTTCTGTAAATCCGTTTCCCATAACAATTTGATTTGACAAACTGTTTACAATTGACTCGTCCATTGAAAAAACCGGAATGGCCTGTACAACAAACAAATATGCACCATCCCCTGCTAATCTATTAATTAAATCTTCTATAAACATAACATATTAGATTGAAGCATCTTCCATACCGGCAGTACGCAATTTGATAATATTGCTTAACTGCCACTGTTTAATGTCAAGTCCTTTGATAATCCCTAACCATTGATTACGCAGTAGAGCAAATTCATTGATAATTTTTTCCATATCAACAATATCCGGTTCTCCTTCGACATATTTCTCAACGTCTCTAGAGCTCAATGCTCTTTGATAGTTTTCTAAATATTTTCTAAATGTCTTTGATCGGAGTCTCCGAAGCTCGATATTCAGGTACTCAAGTATACCTTCAATTTCTTGCAATTGATTAAATCGTTGTTCAACTATACCAGGAAGAACAGAGCTAGATTTTTCTATGTTACCATAGATTTTTACTTCTGTTCTTGCCTGATCTAGTTCAACGTAAAAGTAATCAATACATGCAGGAAGATGCGCGATATCCTTGCTGATTTTTGAGTACCAATGAGACATTAATAGTCCTCATCTTCATCAGTCCCATAATCTTCATCAGCATCTTCAAACTCAGCGTGTTCGTCTAACACCGCTTTGATTGCATCGTCAAGGTGAGGATCAAATCCCATCCACCCTTCTAGGTCTTCGGTCTTGATGTCCTTGCCTAACAACCAATCAACGTACTGATTTGCTGCCATCTCTTTATTTTTTTCGGGAACATACTCTCGAAATGTGTCCCAAATCTCCATGATTAAACTTTCGTCCATTATGCGTCCTCTTCAGAAATATCTAATTTTGTTAAAGATTCCACGGCCGAGGTATCCCACTCGTTCATAATAACGTGTAGTTTTTCTTCGGTCCAATTTTTTCGGAATTCTGCAACAATCTCACCAGTTTCTTTACTAGTGTATGCTAATTTATTCCCAACCTTAGATAACACACCCATTTTCTCGAACATATCGACCAACCCGGACGTAGGACTCATACCTGTTGAATATGGAATTTCAACTTGTACTGATTCGAAAGGTTTAGCATACCGAGTTTTCATAATCTTACAAGCAGAACGAATACCCAATACATCAGTGACCTTGTTACCATCTGCGTCAACTTTAAGTTTTAGCTTCTTCATTGCAACAACAATCGAACTTGCGTAAACAAATCCTTGACCACCACTAATTTTATCATCTGGATCAAACATATCTTGGCTTGCGTATGTGTGATTTGTACAAACCAGGCCTACATTGTAACTTCCAAACATGTTTACAGAGTTACGAACAAGTGATGTAAGTGCTTTAGGTTTACGGCCCATATCACCCTTCATCTCGCCTGCTTCAAACTGATTAACATCGGTTGGGGTGAGTAACATACCAAGTGAATCAATTACAAACAATACTTTTGGACGTTCTTCCAACGGCATTGCTTTATATTCTTTCATGAATTCACTAATAGTTTTAGCCACGTCATCAATCATTGCCATGTTAAGTTTCAAAAGTTTTTCTTCTGAAATATCAACACCTAGATCTAACAACCACTTCTTGTCTAACGCATTTTCACTGTCAACTAGGACAACAAAAATACCTTGTTCTTGAGCATGTCGTATAATATTACCGGAACAGATATAACTTTTACCTGCACCAGATTCGCCTGCAAAAACTGTAACTTTTCCCAAAGGAACTCCCCTAAAGAAGTCCCCTGAGATAAGATAGTTTAGGGCGTAGTTACCGGTTGAAATCCAATCGGTGGGATCATTAAACCCAATTCCTAAGCCATCAATACTTTTGGTGATAGACTTACGGAACTTCGAAATATCGAAGGCCTTTCCCATAGTCTATTCCCCTTATGCTTTTTGACGATTACGGATCATGGCTAAAATATCAGCCGCACGTCCACCTGCATCAGCACCTGCTGGTGCGTCCTCTTTAACAGGAGCCTTTGTTGCTACTGGCGCTGGAGTATCTTCATCTGCTTCAGGTGCTGATGCAGGAGCCGCTACTGGAGTTGCACGTGGTGCTGACCCAGTTGCTTGACCACTACCACCGTAACCCGCTGGTTTGAAGTACTGTGACCAACGTTCCATGTCAAATGCTTCACCGTCAACTGACGCTTCAAACATTTCTTTCATGACCTTGAGTTCAACATCACCTGGCTTCTTGGGCAAAAAGTCTTTAAGATTGAAACTACCAAACTGCTTGATAGCCGCTTGTTCTGCTTCGTCTAGAGCACGTTCACGACGAGCCCAGTTACTAGTAGAGTAGTCAGCATAACCACCTTTGCTGGTTTTTGTGATACGGAAATCTGTACCACGCACAAAGTCTGTTGGCATTTCTTCCATGTCCGGATCCAACAATGCAGCCTTAACAATGTTAAAGATCTGACTACCAATAATGAATCGGCGAATTGGATTCTCTGGAGATTTTCCATCTTCTTTGTATTGACTATCAACAACAAAGCCTTGGAACAAATAAGATTTCTTCTTCCAGTACTTACGACCCATATCTTCCAAACTCTTATCCTTAAACCAAGGGCGAACCTCAGTAAGAATTGGACAAGTTTCTCCCCACATTTCCATACAAGGAACTTGTACAGTAACTGGTTTTGAATTTGTTTCACCTTTTACACCGGCGAATGGCAATTTGATCATTGCACGTTCAATCCAGAAAAAAGTGTTATTTGGATCTGCGTCAGGAAGGAAACGTACTGTTGCACTAGTACCTTCTGCGATATTCCAATGGGGGTAAATTGCGTTGTCTCCGCCGGTTGCGCCACCGCCGTTATTTTGAGATGCTTGTTGAAGTTTTGCGCGAATTTCTGCTAAAGTTGCCATAATGTTTTTCCTTAATAAATGTTATATTATGCCTCTTTCTTTAAGCCAACTGACTAAAAGAAAAATGTGTGCATACGGTTAAGTATACACACATCTATTTATACATGCAACCTAAAAGGTGCTTGAAATATGGTTTATTTTGCCATTCCTGCAAGTTTTAACATTAAATCAATATCTTCATTCTTTGGCTTATTATAAGCATTAGGACGCTTACCGCCTGTTTCTTTTTCCAAACGTGTTAGCAACTCGTCATCATCTGGGCCTGTGATAGCTTTACCTACTGCCTTAGCACCGGCTTTAACAGCGCCGCCCACTTTTTTGGCAATATCTTTAAGACCTTCTTGTTGTATACCAGCAAGTCTCATTACCTCGTCTAAATCATCCCATTGCTTATCATCAGCATTATCATCTGGATATACTGGCTCATCGCCCGGGCCTTCTACTACATCTGGCATTGGATTACCAGTAGCTAGTTCGTCAATTGCCGATTCCATGCCTTTCAATTCGCCTAGTGTATCAGCAATAAAGTCTTCTTCGTAGCTAAGATGATAGTGGATTTGTTTATGATCCATGCCTAATTTTTTCATAGCATCATCCATTTTGCTGATAATATGTTTTTCGTTTTCTGGACTGTATCTTATACCCTTATCAAACATATAACGGGCTACCTGGTAACTTGTACGATCTTCCACAGCTTCTCTTAGCTTGTCTTGTATTTCACTACCTATATCGGCGCCAGCCATTGCGCCGGCAGGTGATTTAGTTACAACGGCTCCGGCAACTCCGCCTAATGCGGCACCGGCCATTCCTTCGGTTTCGTGACCACTTGACAAATACTCAACTAATTTCTTAGCCATTACACCTGCTCGGTCGCCTAGCTCTTTTGTTACATGAGTAATAACACCTTCTTCACCTCTAGGAA